GGGTTCTCAGCAAAAGCCATATAAATGTATGTGCCACCACTAGTATTCATACCTGTACCACCATTACGAATTTTCATGCCATTTGATACAAAATCAGTATATCTACTACTTCCAGTATCTTCGGCTGATGGGTCATCTGGATAAAGCCAACCTAAATCTGGATTTATATTACCTCTTTTATTGTCCATCATAATCCAATTATTTGTTGTATTTGTTTGTTTTATAATAATAAAAGCAGGTCTAAATCCTAGATAAATAAAGGGAGAGTCTGCTCCTGCTGAACCATTACCAGTATATGAATTTATGGAACTATAGCCCTCTACTGAATGGAAACAGTAGGCTATCATGTTAGGGTTGTTTGTAGAGGCATTAGTACCAAGCGTAATAACCGAAGACGTGGGGTCTGTGTCATTCCAAGCAGATGTTGTGGTAACTGCTGCATTTGTGTTATCTAAATTTAGTAGTTTAGTACCACCTAATGCTGAATGATAAACACCCCATGACGATGCTCCGTCTCTATACTTAGTAATAATCATCTCAGGAGCTTGGTTCAGTCCATGCCCAACGGTTGCTCCTGCTGTAGCATTACCTACCCAGTTAACAATGCTAAACCCTGCATCTGTATTTGCACTTACTGAACTTGTTATAGAACCATCTGTATTGCTTACAGCAGTTCCTCCTGCTTTCCAGTTCCAAGCTACAAACGAACTTGCATTATTATTTGTTTCACCTGAGTAAGTACCATCAACAGTAAATCCATCTGTATCAAAAGATTGTCCAACCCAATTTGTATCTTCTGCATTAGTCAAATTTGAGTAAATAGCTTTGTTTGCACCCCTGACAGCATCTTGTAAAACATGAGCTGCACTAAATGATCTACTTTTGATCCATAGGAAATCAGGCTGAAAACCCACACCAGTTATACTTTGTCCAGTTCCATTACCAGTATAAAGAACTGTATTAAAATAATCATCAGCTTGTGTATCTGCATTAGGACTAATAGTAGGCTCTGGAAGATTAGCTGTGCATAATGCTAGATAGCCACTCGGTGGACTGTAATAGAAATCACCTATGCCATTACCATCTGTGTTGCCTTGTGCTGTTTTGTTTCCTGCGAAAGAACTGTCTTGTCCAAAGTTAAGAACCATTTGAGGTGTGCCAATAAACGAAAGGTCAGAAACCATTGGTAACATATGTGTGTAACCAGTTGATAGAATATTTTGTGTAGCAATAAGCGAATTATTTTTATACCATTTTACTTGTCGTGTTGCCGAATCCAAATCAATCGTACATCCAACAATATCATTTTGTGTTGCTGTACCCACTGAAGTTTGAACTTGTACATTTTGTACCAATATTGCAGATTGGAAAAGTGACCAACCTGTTCCTACAGGGTTGGAATTATCAGTACCTGCACCTTGTGTTGATAAATCATTTTCTTTATCCCACCCAATAACTATATATTCTGATGATGCAGAAGTTATTACTGTTTCAAAATACCATTTACCACTTGAAACACCCATTGTTGCTTGAACTGATGAAGCAGCACCAGTTGATGTGTTTTCATATTGTAAATTACCCTCTGCAACAGCACCACCACTTCCAAACTGTTGTAATACATTCAACGTAGCAAACCCATTCTCAGGACAATCAGGCATATCACAATCAGAAGCAACTATTCCACTAGATGAAAAGTGATTAGCATTGCCACTCGTATCAGCACCTATTGTGCTAGATGATGCACTACCAGTTCCAGTTTGATTGAATTGCAATCTAAAACCATTAGTGCCGTATGAGCCAGTATATTCTATGGGTATCCATACACCATTTTTTGTTTCGCCAAATGATGTAGGTGTTAACTGAGAACCATCAACAAAATTGACTTCTGCCATATAGCCATCGAAGTATTGACCAGCAGGTGTAGCATCAACATCAATAACGCCTATGCGTTGAGATTGACCAGATTGGTTTGCTGATGTGTCAAAATTTAAACTAGGATAAGTGGAAGATGCAAACGAAGTTATTTGAACCCCATTTACATAAATTTTTATTCTATCTGATGCCGTTGCTTGAGTTGTATCAATAGCAAAAACAAAGTGATACCAAGCTGATGGGTCACGAAATACTTGAGATGTTTCTAGATAAAAACTATTTACACCTCCGTGAGCTTCAGAAAAATACAATTGATCATTATATAACCGAAAAAACGCTCCAACATCAGTTCCGCCAGTTGAATTATCTCCAAATGAAAATGGAGTATATAAACCAGAACCTAGATTCCCACGCTTAACCCAACCACTCCAAGTCCAAGTTTTTCTATTACCTGCACTACTTGGTGTTCTACTTAAATAAGCACTACTGCCATCATCAAATCGCAATGACTGTGTAGCAACTCCATTGTAAAAACCACCAGAAGCATACATCCATTGTGAAGAACCAAAAGGACCTGACATTATCGCTCCTAACTAAAAGCTAATTGTGGAGTACCTAACAATATACGACCACTAGCAACAACTATATATGGCACTACATCTGTGGCACTTGCTGCACTAGATAAAGTCAATCCTGCTCCACCTGCTGTTTCATAATCTGTGCCTAGTGATACTGTTCTGCCACCAGTTCCATCTTGTATAAATGTAATAAACCCAGACTGACCAACTTGCTCTGTTGTTGGATTGTCTAGTGTTACATTACCAGTTAATGTAAGGACAAAGTTTTGGTTAGTCTGAAAGTTTAGTGTGACATTACCAGTATTAGTTGTGTCTGTGTCTGTGGTTGCTAGTGCAGTACCAGTTACTTGTATGCCTGTTGAGGTGGTGGAGAATTTTTTGACGTTATCGTAGTAAAGGTCTACTGAGCCATTAGTTGTTGCTCCTATTTTTTGTTCAGTTCCTGCTGCATTATAAACATTAAAATTAGTAGCTGAAATATTAAAGTTTCCAGTTCCACTATCAACTATATGTGAGTTCGAGCCATCATGATAAATCTGTAAGTCATTACCTGCACCAAATATGGCTTTGTTATTATCACCTAATGTTAAGTCACCAGTCATAGCATCACCAGTAACAGCAACAAAGTCAGTAGATGCAGATGTTGCAGCAGTACCTAATCCTAAGTTAGTTCTTGCTGTCGCTGCACTGCCTAAGTCTGATAAGTTGTTGGCAACAGTTAGAAAGTCAGCAGCAGTTAATGCTGCATCTGCCCATGCAGAACCAGTATACACCTTGAGGTTATTGCTTGTTGTATTGAAATACAAATCACCTGCATTGAGTGCATCGCCATCATTGTCTACAGACGGATCACTTGACTTAGAACCTAAATAAGTATCATCAAAAGTATCTGCACTTAAAGCAGCGGCAGCAGCACTTGCAGCGGCGGCACTTGCACTATTAGATGCATTGGTTGCATTTGTACTAGCATTTTGTATTGCAGCAAGATTATCTGTTACGTTTTGTAGATTAGTTGTTTGACCTGCTACTGTAGTTACATTAGATGCAATCCCTGCTACTGTAGTTACATTACTAGATATACCTGCCACAGTTTGAATTGCATCAGTAGCATCTGTGCCATCTTCAATGTCAGCTAGTGTTGAAATATCTGCTGTTATTGCAGATAATGAACTAACATCTGCTATTGTAGGCCCTGCTTCTGCAGCACCAGTAGTAGCATTAAATCCTAAAACAGTACCAAGTCTGTCTGCTTTTAAAGGTAATGTTAAACTAACTGCTTCATCAGAATCCTGTAATCTTAAAGCTCTTGAGTTTTCATCATCAGCATCTGTTATCATAGTAAGCAGGGTATCTAGCTCTGTATTTAACTTAGCTATCTCAAATGCACCTGCACTTGGAAAGTCAGTAGTTCGTGCTAGTGGAACATCCCTAGTTATAATAACAGTACTGCCACCTGAAGCACCTGTAACAGTTGTGGTTATTGTGCCAGTTGCACCATTGCCACCTGTTACTGTAAATAAAGTTGTGTTAGATGTAGATGGACTGTATGTTCTTGCCACATTATCTACGAAGACATTTAAATCCGTAGATCCATCAAAGAAAATAAATGGTACTGCAAAAGAAGTTTGGGTAACTCCCTCACTTACCGAGTAACTTATTCGTGGTGTATTGTCACTTAATGCTATAGTCATAATTAACCCTTACAATTTTTTGTTACAAATGTCTATCTATTTCTGCCACCTGCTATTGAACGCAAATCATCATCAAGTCCTAATAAACCTAATAATGGTGCATTATATGATATAGTTTTAAGACCCTCTTCGGTTCTATCATTTACTAAATCGTAAGCTCCATTAATCCATTCTCTGTACATATTAGGTGTAGCACCTAACATTCCAAATGCAGCATCCCATCCAGTAGCATTGTACCTACCTTTTAACCATGAATTATCAGGATTATGCAAACCAAATGCAGCAGATGCCTCAATACCTCTATAAGCAATTTCAGAATATAGTCCTAATATTCCTGATCTATCTACAACTTGCATAAATAATTCAGAATAATCTTTATCTTCAAACCACCAATCAGGTTTTCTTGTAGATAAAACTAAATAAGACATACCCATCAAAGCTATTGCACCTGACAATCTATGCTTTTTATTTGGATCAAACATAGGTCTTAATATTCTTTGGTTTGCTGCAAAAGAAAAATTATAAAATTGAAATGGATAAGACATTACACCTGACTCTATACGTGCTATAGGATAACGATAAGAGCCATCTGCTTGTTTGCCAACTGAAGCACGTGGATCAGGCTGTATACCCATCTTAGCCATATATGGTTTCCATTTTTTAAACACAAAACCATCAGCCATTGTAGGTCTATCAAAGGCTGTTGCGTGCATTATTGTATTTCTAGCACCATTATTAAGATATGTTTCCATTTGTGATTTTAATTCACGATCTGCTTTGGTTTTTGTTGACCAACCTTGAATGTTTAAAAGTGGCATATCAGAATCAGTAAACTGCCAAGCACCATTCTCATACAATCTTTTAGCAAGATCTCTTGTTATTCCATATCTATTAAGTTCATCAATATCAAATTGATCTAAGTTATCATAATTTTTAATTTGATTGTAAAATTTAGGTATACGTATTGATGAGTCTATACCTTTACCTAAACTTGTAACAAATGAAAGAAAGTTAAATTTATAGAAAAGGTTTTCCATTGCCTCTGCACCCTTTTCTATCTTTCCCATTTGTAATGGTCTGGTCATTTCTCCAAGATATTTATCCTGTGCTATAGGTCTGTACATCTCCAAGCCTTCACCTACGTGTTGAACTTGTTTGGCATTTAATCTCATCTTATCAAAGTTACCATCAAGAGAACGAAATACACCTTTAATTACATTCCCCAAACCATGCTCAAGTACTGGCATAGCAACAGTTTCAGTTACTGCTGTAATACCTGCACCTGTAAGATATGTTACACCACTAAACTTCTTACCTATACGAGCAAACTTTGTATCCCATCTATTAGGTTCACGTGTCATTTGCCCTGCAACTCTTTCGTAATCTGAAAGAAAATCAGATTTAATATTAGCTATAGCTCTTTGTGTATACTTTTTTGATGTTTGCATTTCTGCTTCCATCATATCCATAATATAATCTATAGAGTCATCACCAAATTTCCTTGCATACTCTATTCTAAATCCCATATTTTTTGCATACTGAGATAGAACACCAAGATCTTTAACAATAAAATCTTTAACTTTCCACTCAGGTATATTGGTAGTTCTCATCATTATATGTTTGCCCTTGCCTACACCTAATGGAGTACTGTATCCCATAGGATCATCACCCATTGACAAGATATGAGAAACATCTTCTGCACCTGCTCTTTGTGCATCTTCTAAACTAGTTATAGGCAATCTTTCATTGCTATTGCCTGTCCATCTAGTTATAAAACCTTGATCTAAATAATGATCTGCAAATATATTTTCTAATTGTTTCTGCTTTGCAGGATCATTAAGCAACATTTGTTTGTCATAATAGATAGCCCATTTATAATTATCACGTGTTTGTTGATAGCCATCATAAAAGTTCTTTTGTTTTAGTAAATTTTTTAAACTTAATTTATATATTTCTTTAGCAGCAGGATCTTTTTCTTTTTTTATTTTTTCACCTAACAGTGTTATACGATCATCCAACTTAACTAAAGCAGCTTTAACACTTGCAGGTGTATGAAACACACCAACATCCTGTGCTAACTCATCAAAGTATCTATAAAACTGTGCTATACGTTCCATACCTTTACGTTTGTATTCAGGTATATCTGCGAAATAGGACTTATTCCATGCAGGATTGCCATTTAAAATTTGCAACTCAACTATTTCTTCTCTAAATTCTTGCTTTGATGGAATCTTTTTTAAGTAATCTCTTGTTGCATCATTAAAATATTTTGTTTCTATTTGTTTACCTAACTTTTGTTGAGCCTTTTGAAATGGTGTTAGGTAATCTATACCTGCTATTTGTCCTGTTCCCTGTACTTTATATAGCTCTTGCATATATAAATTATCAATATATTGCTCAACCTCTAATCCCTTAGCATTATAAACCTGTTGCATTACATCTATAGATTGTACTGGCCTACCTTGCATAGATACAGCACCATTAAATCCTATTTGCATATTGTAATCTTTAACAATACTGGGTGCTTCTTGACCATCATACTTGCCAAATTGCAATCGTCTTGATGGTATAAGTTTATTTAAAAAACTTAATTTATCTATAGTAAGTTCCTTTAAACTAGAGCCTTTCATAACTGGATCTTTATCAAGTGGCACATCAAACTTTTGATTAATCCTAAAGTCTGCTTCAAGTAGTTTAATTATTTCTTCATCAGTAACAAATTTTGTTTCTACAGGTGCATCCATTTCATTTGGATTTATATTTTTAAATTTAATTTGTGATGCTCTTTGTTCTGTTGCTGCTTTAAATTCTTTAAATGTACTTGATTTAATTATTTTATTAAGTTTATCTTGTGTTATTTTATTTTGATTATAATTATTAGTAACTAATTTTGTTATGTTTGCTAAAGTCTCACCAGTTTCAGATGCTTTTTTTTGCATCTCATCTTTATTATTTAATAATTTTAATCTTGTTTCTTGTTCAGCATTAATTCTGTTTAACAATCTTTCAGTTTGACCAATGTTTTTTAGTGTATTTTTTCCATTTACAATAAAATCATCTAAGTTTTTAACATCTTTTATATTAGGCTGTTTTGTTTTTATTTTACCTATATCATTTGGATTTCTTGTAACACCCTTTGGATCTAATTCTGAAATATGAAATGCTGTTACTGGTTTAGCAGGAACATAATCTTTTATCTTTGAAACATCACCACTAAAATTTTCAATAGGAAAATCTTGTTTTCTAAATACATATATAATATCACCCATGCTTGCATCTTGTGGTGGCACATCACTTTGTGCTATGCCCTGTTTCAAACCTTGCTTATTTAAATCTTTGTTTCTATTTGTTCTATGAAAAACGTAATCAGGAAACCTACCACCTTTACTTAATCCCTCTATTATTGTTTCTTTTGCTAAAAAATTATTATTATTTATTGTAGGGTCAGGATTATTTTTGGCTTTATGATTAGCTACAATTTTATTAAACTTATTTGTTACACCCCTTGCTCCACCTCCAAGTAAACCTGCAAAAACAGTATTACCTGCTACATTAACAACAGACTCAGCATATGTATTAAATGGATCAAAGGGAGCACGAAGTGCCTCACTTCCCATACCAAAAAGAAATCCTATCTTACCTGATTCTTTAGCTACACCAAAGGCAGACTTAGCTGCCCATGCTGCCTTTATACCAGTATTAAACACTGGATGAAAGAAAGCTATATTTAATGGATCTACCACACCTGCGACAAGAGTAGCACCTAGTCCTGATCTTTGAAATACTTCTCTATTGGCTTGCATAGCCATCAAATCATTTTTTATATATTGGTAATGTTGTTTGTTTTTTGCTCTTGATAATTCATCTGCATAAAAATAATCTTCATTATCTTGTATTTCTTTTAGCCAATCAAACGATTCATCATATGGTGTAGCAGCAAAATTAAAATATTCCATAGTTGAATTAGTAATAGGCAACCATTGATATTTTAAATTAGCTTTAAATCCCTCAATAAAAGTAGGCTCTACTCTACCCTCGCTATCAGGATACAAAAAATGTAAAGGCTCAATTTCTTTAGCAAAGTCACCTGTAGGAATAAATTCTTTGGGCTGAGTATCTGTGTATTCAAGCCTCATTAATCAAACTCCTGATCCATAAAATCACTGTTATCTCTTATGTAAAATCCTAAAAGACCTGCTCTATCACCAACTCTTCTTCTTGTTTGAATATGCAATGGTGTTTTTGTATTTCCAAATTCACCATAATTATATGCTTGATGAAATCCTGCTTGTCTAAAATAGTAAGCTCTTAACTCAGGATCATCTGTATTAATCGCTTTTGATACAGAATCATAGTATTTAACAAATGTTCTTTTTAATCTATCGTGTCCGAATTGATAGGAAAAATCTATTAATGCTTTCTGCCTATCAACAGCAAGCTCTGCAAAATTTGGGAACTCTTTATTATACTGTTCATATATATCTTTTATTTTATCTGTATAAACAAGGTCTGCTGTTTTTTGCCTCATACCCTCTATACCACCTAACCCCATCTTTCTTTTAAATTCATTTGCCTTAGTAAGTAATTGTTCTCTTGTTGCATTTTTGTTTGTAAGCAACCAACTTTGTAATGGCTTTAATTCAGATGCAAGTTGTGGTGGCATCTTCTCATAGTCTTTATCAGTGAGATATCTAATATTAAACCCTCTTCCTATAGATAAAGTATTTCTATCTATATAAGGTGCAGTCCTAAAGTTTTCTTTATTAGATGTATAATTTACTATCTCAATTAAATTATCTTGTATTTGAACTGCTACATCAGGAGTAAGAAGAGTATTGTAAATATCTTTTATCTTATCTGTTATGCCTTCCTTTAAAGACTTTGCACGTGTTAGTAATTGCCATGATGGATTTTCAAATCCCTTTTGTGTAATTTTGTTTTCAAGATAACTGCCTTCCAAACCATCAACATATTCGCTAAATGTTTTAAGGGTAGATAAAATCCTTGTTTCATCTTCTTGCGTACCAAACTTAGTTACACCCTCAAAGTCTTGCTGTGATTTAGACCCAAATGATTTAGATGCTAGTGCGTATTCTCCTGAGTTAATTGGTTGCTCAAAGTTTTTAATAGCACTTAGTGTAGAATTATATGTTGAATCAAACTTATCGTTACCTATAAAATCTGAAAAGTCTATACTTTCTATATCAGGTTTTAATAATGATAAATCTTCAGGAGGTAATTTTGCATTTATTCTTTTTAATCTTGAGTTAAATACTTGTTGTAAACTTCTATTCCTTGCTTCTTCAGCATTATAAGAAAGTTTTTTATCAAACTCTTTAGTATTAAAATACATTTCAACACCTTCATTATTTAATAAAGGTATTCCATTAGCATCGACAATAGTAAATGCTTGATCCCCAAACTGTGAGTTTCTATAGTCAGGTAATAAAAAATATTCTGATCCTAATAATCCTTCTGTCTTTGAAGTTTCAGCAACCATAGTATTAACGTGCAATTTAAACTTATCATAGTTACCATCAAGATATTTTCTTTTAGGTGAGAATCTTGTTCTTTGATCTGTAAGACCTATGTTTTGTACATCATATATAGTTTCATCTTCTATATATAAATTATCGTATGTTCCATTAATAACATCAACAATGTTTTCTAAGTTAAACTCAGGAACACTTTCATTAGTTCCACCTTTTAATCTTTTAGTAACAAGAAGTTTTTGTACATATGGTTTCATTTGATACCAGTGCTGTGGCTTAACTTCAGTTTTTTCTAAAACAGATTCAAGGCTTTTATCTACAGATGTAACAGTTGCATCAGGAATAAACTCTTTAACAACCAATTTTATATTTTCATTTAACTCCTTTTCAGTAGCAGGTATTCTTGAAAAGTAATTAAAAGCATCAACAATGTCACCACCATTTGCCCTAGCTACAGCATCAATAGCATTAAACTTAAAGTATTCATCATCATAGCCTTTTAATTTTGATCTTCCATCTTTTGTATATGCTACGTTTTTCCACATATCTAAGACTCTTGATAGATATGCAGTCTTTTGAGAACGATTTAATCCTGACATTGCACTAAGTGTTGTAATATCAGGATGCTTAAATAACTGATGCATTGATGATGGAATTACATTTTCGGTTCTAGCTTGCCTCAACACATAACTGTAATCCTCACTAGGCATTGTTAATAAATTCATAGATGTTACTTTTGTTCCTAGATTCTTACTGATACCTGCATTTAATCCCTCACGAACTTTATCTGTATTTTCTAATATAACAGGTGCATTAGATGTACCATTAACCATATTGGCATAATAAGAAGCAGTATAATCATCATTCATTGCGTTCATAATTTTATCAGCATCACCTGATCTATTACTTATCTCACGAGTAATGATACCCATATCTGTTCTTGTAAGATCTAAACCATCTTTTAAATCATATATTTTTTGTAAATCACTTATACTTATTGCACCATTAGACAAATTTATAACTGTATTAATAAGTTTTTGTGATGGCTTTTTGCTTTGCATTATTTGTTCAATGCCTTTTATTGCAGGCCCATTCTCACCTAACCTGTCTACAACTTGATTAACAACACCTAATGCTCTACTTCTTCTTAGCTCTGCATACAAATCAGCAGCAGCAGGTGCTTTTATATGACCTTCTGCTACTAAACTTTTAATATTAGTTTCAATTTCTTGAACTGTATTTTCAATATCAACCTGCATTTGTTGATAAATCTCAGGGCCTTCTTCTTCTATATTAGATTGTTCAAGGTTTGATTGTGCATAAGTAAGAGTAGATAATGTATTAATATTATCTTTTGTTGTTAATAATGTGTTTTGTGCAGCAACTCTTTCGTCTCTTGCTATTGTATCATTTAATATTTTGTTTGAGTGTAAGACTCTTTGATTTGTAACTTTAGTAATAAAGTCAGGAATGTATTGATCCATTCCATTATCTTTAAAGTTTTTAACGTGAGCATCTATATAACCATTAGCTAATTTATCAAATTTATCTTTATCATATTTATATTGGCTTTGTAGTCTTCCAAATTCTTCTTGTGCCATTAATCCTATGGCATTGCTATATCTTTCAGCTAAAATCTTTTGTGCATATGGAGCACCAACTTGTGAAAAATTAGCTTTTTCAAAAAGAACTTTACCATCTTTTGCTACTGCTAATGTTTTTGCTGTATTAATATCTGTCTTAATTGCATCTTGTCTTGCTTCTTCCCAAAAGATTTTTTGCATTGAATCGCCTAATTCAGCGACTGCTAACCCTAATTGTCTTGCACCTGTATCAGCAGCAACAACACCAACAGGTTGGTTTCTAAATGTAGTAGGTTTTGATTTTATAAATTGTGCCATTATGTAATAAATCCCATATCTTTACTTGGATTAGGCATCATTGTGCTTGCTTTATATCCTGCACCCAGAATAGTTCCAAATGCTTTATATCTATAAGCTCTTGATATATTATTAGCCTTAGTAACTGCCATTACAGCCTGTTGTGCATATTTACTTTGTTCAGCAAGATTTTGATAGTTTGATCTAGCAGCAGCAGTTTGAGTATCCCTTTCTGCTTTTTCAAGTATTCTCTTATAAGATCTATCTGATCCTAAATCTCTACCAGTAACTCCTGCAACAGCAGCATTTGTAGATTTAAAGGTTTGTAAATTTTCCATAATCATATTATGTTCTTGCAGTGCTTGCAGCTTTCTAATCTTTGCCTGTGTTTTAATATTTCTTTCAGTTAATGCACCCTCTACTTTTGCACCTGCTGCTGCATCACTATATCCTTTTGCTGTTACTAATGCTGAACCTATTGCTAATGCTACTTGCCACATTAAAATGCCACCTCTACTATCATACCATTAATTTGAAGATCCAAAGGAAACGACTGAGATACTGTTACTCTTGGATCACGACTGTAACCTAACATCCTAAACTCTTCCTTACCTGTAACTGCTACCCTATCTAAACTCATATCATCTGTAACATTTCTAATAATAAGATCTCTTGTTGTAGATGTATCCTTTGGGCCAGTAACACTTACAGCAGTTGTTTCAAATAAATCTAATACAACTTTAGGAATCTGTCTAGGTTCTCCTGTTAATGGGCCACCTTGTATAGCAGCATCAATAGGTAATGTTTTGATTGTAGGTGTAAATGCGTAACCAATATAGGCTTGTGTTATACCACTCTTAACTGTTGAAGCATCTATCTGTCCACCTGATATAGTAAACTCACCAAGATAGTCATTACCATTTGTAGCTTTTACCACAGCATCATTCGCAAAATGTGATGTAGCTAATCCTGTAAACACACTAGCAGTTCCTGTAAAACTATCACAGAAATCCATAGGCATATCATCTTGAAACTCTTCTAAGAAATACTTGGTTGTGCCTGATCCATCATCTCTAGCTGCAACAACAAACAATCTTTCATGTACAGAACATATACTATGCCATGTGCCTTGAGTATTCCACAATGCCCAACCTGCTTTCTCATCACCCCTTACAGAGTAAAACACAGCAATAGTTCCATCACTATTTATTAAAAAGGCATAAGATTCACTACGATTCAAAGCACCTTTAATAGATGCAATCTGTACTGGATCTATTATTAAATGTGGTGCAAGTCCTGATACAGCAACAGATGTATAAGCTGCTTCTGCATCAGTAAACAAAAACTCTCTCAATGCACTACCAGTTTTCTGTATAAATAAAGTAGCACCATCAAACACAGTAGGTCTTACATAAGATGCACCATATGGTGTTTGTCTTCTTATCTGTGCATTAGATGGTGTAACTGGCTTATCTACTGGTGCTTGTACAAATAACTCTGCACCTGTAGTAAATACTTGTAGATCTCTGTTAGATACTAAATGCCTTATAGTAAATATCTCACCTACGTTTGCTGTTAAATCTATAGCATCATCATCTTCTGCGTCACCAACATCAAAGTTAAAATACTGACCAGACTTACTACCCCATATACCATCAGGCTGTGCTAATGTACCACCAAACCATAATCTGTTTTGATGAAATGTAACTGCAGCAGGATACCCTCTTAATGAAGAGTAACTTTGTTCTTGCCATTCAGATGTAGCTGCACCACTAATTATTCTTGGTGAACCACCACCTATAGCAGTTGATGATGCTGTATTTCCACAATCATACTCATAACTATTCTCATCAATAACTGTAATAGTATGTGTGCCATTTATATGACTATTTGTAATACCACCTAATGAACCTGCTCTTTCTACTGTTATACTTGCTCCAGTAGCTAGTCCATGCAAAGCATCAGTAACCTTAATAATGCTAGAGTTTTCTATAGTTTCCAAAGAGTCAATCGGCAACTGTCTTCTTAGAGTTCCATTAATTGTAACTGTAACTGTAGTTGCATTTGTAAATGCTGTTATTCTACATCTCGTTTCACCTATCAATAGATCCACACCCACATGACTAGAACTAAAGTAATCATCTGATGATGTTAATGTAACACCACTTCCTGTTGTAGCACTTGCCGATATAGTTGTGCCTAGTGCTTGGAAAGGAAAGTATGGTTGATATATTTTATTACCATCTCTTGATTCATCAAAGTTAAATGTATCTACTGCAAATGTAGTAAGAGATGTTCTTGTAAGCAATCTAATCATAAATGTTTGATGAGCAATAAACATTACATCACCTTGCTGTGCAAAAGTAATCTCTTCAAGATAAGGTGCTGCTGTTGTATTTACTAACCATGTTTGCCCAGTAATAGTTTGTATAGATGATATATTCCCAGTAGTAGGACTAATCTGAAATATCTCTATTCTTTCATTACTAAATGCTATTATATATTTTTCATCATCCGAAAATATAAAAGGTTCTATTCTTACTGACTGTCTTAAAGACGTAGAATGTGCAGGGTTACTTCCAAAGTTTGCCCATCTTTTTGTGCCAGTTCTTTTCTTTAATCCACCCTCAGACCTAATAAAAAAGTTTCTTACTTGCTCTGCAGCATTAGTATAAACCTTTGTATCAGTTCTTGATGTCAATGATGGGCTTACCTCTCCAAACTGAAAGTTATTTAATGGCACTCTTATTCTAGCCATTTAACTTCTCCTATTGGTTATAAACCTTGATGTAGATAATTTTCTTGTTGTTTGCTGTTGTGAATCAAGATTTCTTGCTTTAGCCATAAGTAATTGACCTTTGGCTTCCATAACTTGCATCAATCCATCATCTCTTGCTATTGATGTAGCAAATATAGAAGCTAATGCATATTCCACTGCTAACGAAAAGTAGCTTGGCCATGTGTCTTCTGTAGCTCTAAAAGTATAGTCAGCAATTAATACATCTTGTGTAGTAGAATCTGAGAATACTTTATCGCCATAAACTGTATATTCTATCAATCTATCATTAGTAGTTATACCATGAAGTATTAAAAGATTACTTGGTAACTGATGTGCAATATCAAATCTACCTGTAGGAACTTCTGTTAATTGATTTAATACTGCTTGTTCTGTTGCAAATCGCCATCTTGCTGATGATAAGGTTGCTCTAACTGTGTCTTCATACATATTAGCTGCAACTAAGGCTTCAGTACTTGCAGTATCAAAAGATGTAATAGGCTCTGAACCTATAAGAACCAATGCTCTTGATGCTATATCTATTGATGAATTTGCTGCAGTACTTGTCATATAAGATAAGGGGGATTTCTCCCCCTCCCTTTATTTAGATTTAGTCACTATCAGTAGCAGTTATTGCAACACCATTGACTATGTCAACTGTGCTACCATCATTCGCATTAACATATGAATGTGATACAACAGGTGTTCCACCAGTTGCTGTAATACAAAGTATTACATCATTTACATTCAACATATTAGCTGCGTTATTGAAATAACCTGCTCCGTCAATAGTACCTTGAGCTTCTGTAGTTGAATAATACCAAAGGTTTTGACCTGAGCCACCACCGATACGTATTAAATTAGCTGCTTCAAATGCCATGATCTATCTCCTTATGAGTTGTTGTCAAGGACTTCATAGATACCATTGTTATCTATAACAACAGCACCCATTGACATCATTGAGGTTGCTAAGTGAGAAACTTTCTCAGGCACATAATTTAACTCAGTAGTTACATCTGCACCGATACCTAGACCCACTGAAGAAGTGTGGTAACCTATGTTCTTACCTGCAGTAACTGCACTAGTTGAGAATACTTTAAATCCCAAGAACTCTTTCATAGACATTCCACCTGCGTAAGGTAGATTTTGCTCTCCAACAAAGTCGGATGAAGCAAACTCTGTGATGAGGAATAAGTCAGCATATCCTTTAGGATTCATAGCTAAATATCTTCCACCATCTTCAGGAACATCTGCAGCACCCATTGTCTCAAATAATGATAACAAGTCTTCTTTTGCTAAAGCTGAACCTGTGTCATGTATTTGTGTTGCATTTGCACCTGCATCCATTGCAGTGATAAGTAACTCGTCAGTCTTACGACCTAGAGCAGCAGCAGCAGATTGTGCTACAGCTTGTCTTTCGTCTATGTTGGTCTTTAACTCATCCAATTTGTCAATGTATTCTGCAGCATAATAGTCTGAGAGTGTTACATCAACTGTGGTGTGAGCTAGTTCCATTGGTGTAATCATACCATTTCTTGATTTAGTTGAGGCAGAACCAGTACCAATCTTCTGAAAACGTACTGTGCTTCCATTCACATTGCTTACAGTACGGACAGTATTTCTTAATTTACTACCCATTCTTTGATAAGCTAGATGAACTTCAGTTTCAAACTGCCTAATAAAGGCTGTATCAATTGTATTAGCCATAATTAGATCTCCTGTTTAAAATTAAAATTACTCTTTTCCAGTTATCCGTCTTCAGCTTCGTCTGGTTGTCCGTTTGGGCCATCAGCTTTTAACAGGCTGTTCTTTATCCTTTATCAAAAATTTATCGTCTTTGCAACGTATAAATCTTAAAACCTGATAACCATTAATCATTACTGGCTCTTCTAGGATAGTAAAACCTAAGAAATCCAACCAATCTATAGTCCTTGTATGGTCTGCAGGTACTACATTTTCTAGCTGATAGTATTGTTTTTGAAAGTAATCTACGACTTTTTTACTCCAAAAAAGAAACTTTCTTGAATGATCTTCAATAGAATATGTTCCTAATGCCCATATCTTTCCAATCATATGTTCATAAACTGGTGTTACACCAAACATCATAGCAGGTTTACCATCAAGTATTACAGTATAAGTTTCAGCTTTATGTTCCCTAAAACCTGCCATCAATGCACGAAAGGGAGTAGCACCATGTATCATGCACTCCCTTACATCTGTATCTCTTAAATTATCCTGTAAATAATTTATGTGAGATATATGTGCTTCTACAATGGATTGTCCACTGTAGATGCCACTACCCGTAAAGTTTTTTAAAGTCATTATTCACCTGATCTACAAAGCCTCTATCTCTTCTAGCAGGATCATAATAACGTGGATCTCTCATTCTAGCCTCAACATCTTCTTGAGTCAGACCTGCAGGAACAGTAGCTTGATTTGAAATTGTAGTACTCTGCATTTGTTTCTGTATATATTCTACAGCCTTGATGCCTTCTGCAGATGTACCTAGTTGTGCTATTGCATCTTGCATTTCTGTTGGGAAAAACTTTTGCATAAAGAGTTGAGCAGACTCTACTCTTTGATTAGCATTATCACCAAGTTCTCGTTTTACTTCTTCTAAGTTAGGTTGCTGTGCTTCTTGATACTCAGCAAACTTATTAACCCAATGAGAAAACTCTTCTTGTGAGTATCCGTTTTCCCATGCATACTCAGCCCATTCTTTTAATAATGGATTGGTTGCAGCCTCTTCTTCGCTTAATACCTCAGGTATTTGGTAGTCACCTGCACTAGCAGGTCTTTGTGAGAAGGCTTCTTCTTCTAACTTTTCCTGCAATCTTTTTTCTATCTCCTCTTCTTTCTGTCCTATCTTTGATGATAACTCAGAATAAGATTTAGCTAGATCTTCAGGTGTCTGAAACTTTTCAGGTAACCATTCAGGTCTTGTATTGGTTTCTGCTACAGTCTCCGTAGGCGAGGCTGTGGAGGCAGAGGTATTGTCTACAGGAGTTTCTGTAGCAGAATCTTGTGCAACTTCATTCATTTCTTTATCCTTTGTCCGTGATTGATTCTTTTAACAATAAGAGCAACAAGGTATCGTTGCCCTTCCAAATGCCTAAGTTCGGCATCACTTATATTAGGCCCTGCTACTGCATCAACAGTAATGGACTTTAAGTATTGCAACACACTCTGACCTACAGGTGTATTGAATAATGCTAATGTATCTTGTGATAATTTTTCATCTTGTTCACGAGGTCGTTGGTATCCATCAACCCCCAAGTATTTCGGTTGGGCCACTTGGCATCTCTCCTTGCTGTGAGGCTTGTTGCATTTGTTGTGCCATCTGAACTAACTGCTGTCTCTCATCAGCATCTCTAATTAAGTTATCAGGCACACCAAATTTCTTTGCTAAGTACAGTGCAGTTTCTTCTGAGGATATAAGTATGTTTAATATCTCAGGGCCAAATGAACCTGCTACTGTCTGTAAAAATCTATTTAGAGAAACTATATCTTGATTAGATTGAGCTTGTGCTAGGGGAGAAACACTTCTAATCTTTACTTCTCTTCCGTTCACTGTAGGCATTTCTATTCGACCCTGTTGCCTGAGAATGTAAATCACTCTCTGCAATAATGGCTGAACCATTTCAGCTTGCAATCTACCAAAAGCAGAACCTATTTTTCTTGATAGATCAGCCATACGTTCAGCAACTTCTGTAGCAGATGCAGGTGTCTTATTAGGATCACCTAGCATATCATTATACAATGCCCTCTTAATATTGTTTCTCATATCATTTAAAATAAGATTGGCTACATCAAAAGATCCTGCCGCTCTAATTGGCTGTAGTCCTTGAGTATTTGGTGCTTTAGGAATGACAGTTCCAGGGACTAAGTTAATAGTATCCACATTGATTACACCATCATCATCTATCTGATAGATGCCTGATATAGCCATCTGTGCATTTTCAAGAATCATTTCTATAGTTAAGTTACAGGTTTTAATTGCACTTAATGCATTTACTGCAGGGCCTCTACCATATATCTCACCACTAGCTTTACTCCATCTAAAAGCTATAAATGGATTAGAACCAACACCTTTGTATATTTCCTGCATAATTAATTCTTTATTAGCCATGTCAATGACCATGTAAGAATACTTTTCTTCATTTATATCATCATATAATTTGCAAGACACTTCTAGTATTTTGCATTTGGAATCAGGATAATTATTTATTCTTTGTAAAATATTAGGAGTTAATATTGCTTTTGGATAAGCTATCATAATATCTGAGTTCTTAATCATGCGTTCTCTAAACACATGATCTACTCTACCATCAGGGCCAGTATCTAAAACAACATGAGGCAATGGGATAGATTGAAATCTTACAGGATTAATTGCGTCACCCTCTGTAACAAGTATGACTGCAGTACCTAATGCAAGATCTATAAAACATTCATGTATCTCTTGTGCAAAGTTAGATGTCTGTAATATCTCAAATACATAATCTGTAACAGCATCTAATGCATTATTAACATCATCACGTTCTGCTTCAGGAACTTCTGTGCCAGTAACAAAGTCTGCCCATCTAGCAAAGTTAGGTGTCAACCCTGCTTGAAGTCTTGATGCAAACTCTTGTATACCAACAACTGCAGTTTCATCAAAGATCTTGTCATCTCGTCTTTGGCCGGGGGTATAGTTTTTAAAGCCTTGTCTTTGTGGAAGACAATACTCAAAGATCTCGTCATAAAGCTCCTCAAACTCTCGCCTGATAGTAAGAGCCTTCTCGTATCTTTGGATCATACCCTCTGCAGTTTTTTCATGCATTACTGATTATACTCATTGTAAAAGCCAATACCACCACCTGAACCACGAAGAAGTGATCTACGACCTGACCCCTTACGTCTTCTAGTAATGTTTTCTTCAAGAACATCTTGCCTAGCTTCAGTTCTTTTTGCTGTCTCTTCTTCTTTTTGAGCTTCTCTTTCCATCTCTTCTTCTTTTTCTTCAACTGTAGGCTCTGGAGTTCTTGGCCTACTACCACCTATACACATAGCAATCTCCTTACATTCTTGCCCATAAACCTTGACGTCTAGCCTGTTTAGGTCTGCGATTAAATACATCATACTCTACTCTAGCATTAAATGTATCTATTTTTTTTCCCATACCTAATACTTGCCTTCCCTCACCTGCACCCAACATAAGATACTGCATAGCATCATGTATATGTGAGTACCTGTCTTTGAGAGGTTTATCTTCATATCGTTCTCCTGACACCTGCAATCGGCGATATTGATAACCACCCTCAAACCCTTTTACCAATTCTTTACACCTAAAGTCAATTAAAATTCCTGATAAGCCATCTACCATCCTATTCAATACCGAAGAAACCGACTCTATTCTTAGTGCAACATCATTACTATTCGTAGGTCTAGCAGTTAATCCTGCACCCCTTAATATCTGAAAAGGTGTGGATTCATCTGTCTGTGATCTGAAGTCACCTGCAGGATCACCAAAAATATTTACCTCAAGGTTGTTATATCTTGTAGCTATCTCTGCCCTAAGTAGTTCAGCAAATCTTACAATGCCCATGTCAAATGCCACAATCTCCTGTAAGATTAACCATCTACCTCGAACCTTTTGCCCAAAAACAGCAGCAGGTGTAAGACCAAAGTCAAGACCAATATACAACGGAACTCCATCAGCTACGGGTATTTCTTCTTTAGCAACGTGAGTATCTCTTACAAACATATTATAAACAGGCTTACCATCTTGAATAGAACCCAATCTATTCATAACATAAACATCTATCCAACTCTTAGTCTTACCTTGAACCAAGTTAGGATAATATGATTCTAAAATATTTCTTCTATTCTCTGCATCCTTGTTGGGTTTGTATCCAGTAATATTTCCATCTTCATCTTTTTCCTCAAGCATCCCACTAGGTTGGGTAAAGAATACCCAGTTGTCAGGCTTAACTAACATCCTGCTTTCTTCCTTAGAAATATGGTCAGGTACAGGAACTTCACCTGACATGATTGGCCACCAGTGATCTTCTTCAGGACTATTCGTATCACAGATTACACCTGACCAAGTAGCACCACCCTCCCTCATTGAGGGGTATCGACCAACCCTCATAGTAGTAGCATCAATAATTGACTTGGGTATCTCTCTTGCTTCATTCACCCATACTCCTGTCAATTCAAGGGAGAGAAGTTTCTTGACATCTTCTGGCCGATCTAAAGCAAGAAAGATTACTTCCATATCAAGATCAGCCTGTGTAATATGATGAGTGTAAGGAACAGACCATTGGAACTTACCCCAATCTTCCTCTGGAAACCAATCAAGCCAAGTCTTAATAGTTGTTGTTCTAAGTTGTGGATTCGTGTTTCTAATTATCGCCCAACGACTTTTACGTTTGCCATTCTCAGATTTTTTTTGCATTAAGGCACGTCTAAAAATTTCTATACAACATCCAACAGACTTACCACTTCCTACTGGGCCACGTATCCCACGAAAGAAAGTGTCATCTTTCATAAATGCCTTGAGAACTTCACCATCAGGTTTGTATTTAAACGTTATCAATGTTTGTGTTAACCCCTATTCTTAACAACGTATCTACTGTCTCAGGCCCAATAACAGCTATAACTTTATCAGCTTCCCTATCAGTACAAAATTGTTCAGGGTGATGTTTCAGGTGGACTCTCTTTACCACCTCACGAAGTATTCTTCTTTCTTCTATCTTTAATGTATGGAGAAAACTCATTCTGTTATCCTATGAATAAGATCTATAGCTTTTCGTTTTTGCTGCAATCTTTTTAGGCTGTTTAGATACTTGTCTACCTGCTCTAATCGCTTTTCGTTTAGCAGCCGAAGAGGCTGCGTATTCACTGGCACTAAGAGCCTTAATTGCTTTCTCAGGTAAATAACGTTCACCAGTTGCTTTTGGCCCTTGTGTACTAGGTTTGCCTGACTTAGTTCTCCACTTCTGTCTAGTCCATGCACGTAACGATCTCTGTGATTTTGCTAGTGCCATTACCTATAACCACCACCCTTTGACTTATATTGCTTTGCCAACATCTGTGCCTTTCTTGCACTCCATTGACCTGACTTACCACCCTTGTCACTCGCTTTGATCCTATTAAACAAAGCCTTTCTCATAGCAGGTTTGGTATAGTTTCCTGCAGCATTAACAGCCATTTACTTTTTCTTACCCTTAATAATTTTTTTAGGCATCATCTTTGGAGTGGCTTTCTTTGGTGGTCTACCTCTAGTCTTCCCATAAGTTCCTTTACCCATTGGCATAGTCGTCTCCTTTTCTAGTTTAATAAACTCATACTTATTTCTTTGCCTTATTACGTTTACTAATTGCTCTAGCTTTGGCACGAGCATCTGCTTTACTACTCGCACCCCATGCACGAAGCGATAATAATAATCTTGTAGGTTTTCCTTTAGCATCCCTCTCTGGCCCTCTCATCCCTGCCATCCGAGCCAAAAAAGAAGCTCGTCTTGGATTGTCACCACTCTTAACAGGAGGCTTCAATGTACCTCCCTTATAGGAAGCACGACCCTTTGCATTTAATCCACCACTAGGATTCTTACCCTCTTTGCGTGTCCATGCAGGTGTCTTAGCCATGCCTATCTTCCTTGTTTGCTATGTAGTCCTTTACAGTATTTCCCATAAAAGTAATTACCAATCTTATTAAAGAATGTAAACAATTTAAAATGTATTCCAATCATAACGTACCTTTTTGAACTATAATGTTTGAGTAAGACGTGTTGTAGTAGCACACGCACATATTTTTACCCCCACCCCTACACTATTACCATCTGCATATATCCCTGTAGCTCTACCATCTATGTTAAGTCTATACTTACTGAGATATCACCACTGACTAAGTGCATGGCTCTATCTACTGGTTTATATCCTGCTCGATCCAGTATATCCTTACTTGCTTCTAGCTGTACGTACTCACTCTTAGCACTACTAGCTAGGTCTAATACCTTCCTAGAAGCTATCGTAGCATTCAATCCTATACTCTCTCTAATCCTTTGTTGCATATACTCTTGGACATGAGGCAATCGCAAAGTCTTACTGGCTGTCACTCTTCCTGATTCGCCATCAGCATATCCTGCTTCTTTGCTTGCTTTAACTACACTACATCCTGTTGCTACAATCGTATCAACTAAGACCATCTGTTTTTTGGTTAACTTTCTTTGTGTAAGCATAAACACCCCCTTACCCCCTCTTTATGGAACAACTGAATATCACTTGTCAAGGGCTTTTATAACCTACTGTTTATAAAGGATTTATCGTGGTGGTTTCCATCATGCGTGTGCCATACCTAGTCGGAATTGCAAGAGTTCCCCTACAACCTAAGGCATCAGTCTCTGAGTCGCTAAGAGTGCGACTCAGATACTGTGCAACGGATAGTAGCCCAACCTCTTCCCCTCATGCAATTCCTTTGTATGCATGGCAGTTTAATTCTTATAAAGACATGAATAACGTAGAATCGGTGAGCAATGGGATTGACCCATTCACACCGATCAAAAGATCTGAAGATCGCCCAGATCTCTTGACTCTTCATGCGACAATATCCCTCTCTACGCACACTCCCTTTACTCTGCGAGGCACACGTTGGGAAAGCATGCTCCTGATATTATACCATACCACTAAAGGGGGTCGCTTCACCCCGTTTCGATAATCATGTTGTGATGGATATTTGTTTCGCTCCATCAGCTTCGCTGATTAAACCCCTTGAGTGGCATGGACGAGTAAGGGTGTAGCTTTCCCAAAGTGTTTGGGATTGAAACTTAAACATATCTAACATAGGAGATAATGATATGACAAAAACTAAACTAAATACATTTAATGATATTTCAACAATCATACTAAACGAAATACCTGATTCATTATTCAATGACGTCAATAACTACCTTATCGACAGACCAATGAATGCTGATGGTACTAAACGTCAATCAACTGAACAAGGTGAGAGAATGGAAAATCCAAAATACAATCTCGACTTGTTCTTAATGATTGGTGGCATTACAGTATCATGTGCTTATTCTCTTAAATCTGCCAAAGATTACTTGGATAAGACACAGTATACATACAATCAAGATGTCGAAAGATTCAGCCAAGACGAGGTACGTGGTTCATATGTTGAGATTGCTTACATGGTAGCTCAAGATAAATACGAGATCTGTAAGAAAATGTATGACCAATTTGCGAACTTGTTTGAATCAGTCATGGGGTATGGTTGGGCGACCGAAAATGGTAAGGTACAACCTAACTATGGTATAGATTGGTTTCAAAATAAGAAACAATACAAACTAGCCAAACAACCAATGCCTACTGTTACTACAAAGAAAGTAACTGCAAAAGACAGAGCACTTGGTGTAGCCTAAACAACAATCGAGGTAGGGGTTTTATACTTCTACCTCATAACATAGGAAAGAGATTATGAAATATATAGAACGATTAAACAATGGTGACATAGATAATATGAAGTATAAACATTATGGTAAACTTCATAAACACTGTAAATCTACACGTGATTATTGGAGTGAGAATATGTCAAGAGCTATATATCTTTGGAATAAACGTGGTGTAATGAGAATGTACAAAGACTACAGAAGAACATATGACCTATCTACATCAGCCATGTTAGTAAGAGAATTTGCATGGGATATGTGGGTAAAATCTAAACTGAGGAGTAGGGCTTAGGCTCTACTTTTCTTTTTATTTTTTGCAGACGTGAAGATTTCTCTCGCCATGCGAGGCTCGACAAATCTGCGAGTCGGGTCTCGCACACCCTGCAAACTACAGCCATCTTTGGTGGCAACAACTGGAGGCTCGTCAACCTGAGCGTGTAATAGCTTGTCGTGGAAAAATACCACGATGGTTTTGAATTGAATTTAGAAAACGGAGAACGAATATGATTTACATTTCATGTATAATATTAGGAACAGTAGGCATATTATTATCATTGATATATGCTTATGAATGGTCAGGTGCAGACCCATATGTATTTAATTTTGTAGTCGCTTATACTATTAGCATTGCAACATTACATCATGGCTTGTACCACACAAGAAAAGTAATAAGGAGGAAATGATGAACAAGAAGTACATCAAACTACACATAGATAATGCCAGTGATACTGGCTACAGGAACAAGCACTGCATCAATATGATGCTAGAGTTTGTGTTGTCTACTGCATTGTTTTGTATCGTAGGATACGTACTGTATGTAGTATGGCATATATTTTAACGATTCAATATGGAGGACAATATGAATCACATGACAAAGACAGGACTAGAAAGACTAACTGCAGATCATTGGGAAGACTATGCTTTCCCAATAGAAACTGTACCGATCAAAGCTAACGTACATGATGATCCATCAGGTGACATACCAATACCTGATCGTGTTGCACTGATACGATCCGATACTAATGAGTATCTAGCAACACACTCATTGCAGTACAGACCAGTGTTACATCAAGATGTAGTGATGCCTGTAATGAATATCCTTGATCGTATATCTAAGAACTATCATGTTAATGTACGTATGCATGACAATGGTGCATTGATGGTAGCCAAGTTTACTTGCAAAGATATCTTGATAGAAGATCCATCACTCAATGATTACATTGCTTATCAGATAACATTACGTAACTCATACAATGGTATGTGGTCAGTCATGATTAATGCGTATGGCTTGCGTATGTTCTGCATGAATGAATGTACTACACCTGATAAGATTGCTAACTTCAAACTCAAACACAATGGTATCTTCAACTATAACTTTGAGCATCTTGAACATTCACTTGATGTGTTTCGTAATAGTGAAGCCAAGTACAAAGCATGGCATAAGCAAAGTGTAGCAGATACTGTAGCAACTATGTTGTTTGAAAAAATATGTTACTCAGCAAGACCAACAATAGATGGTAAGCACTACAACGCAACGCAAGTATACAATCTTGAAAGACTATGGTCACAATACAAAAGCGAGATGGGTCGCACAGTATGGAGTCTGTACAATACAGTAACACACTGGGCATCACACCCAACAGAAGTATCACGACCAGAGAAGACTAAGGTTGAACGTAACAATGCGTTCACTAAATACTTACAACACAACAACAATATATTTATTGACACACAGGAGGTAATCAATGTCTAATCAATATTACGAACAACTATTAGAACAAACATATGAGAAAGTAGCTGATATGTCTGTTGATAAGTTCATGTCTATGTGTGAAGAATATAACATGGAAGTATCAATAATAGATAGTTTGGCACAAGAACTAACATACAAACTAGTGGAGGCTAGAAGCGAATGATTACATACTCAACAAAAGAACTTAAGTTATGCACAGAGTTTTCTCGTGTATCAACACCTGAGAATTACAGATCTATGTATGAACATTTGGTTGAGGTTGCAAGACCTAATGCCAATGAGAACGCAGAGGTTTGGGTAAACAAAATGACAGTCAAGACTACAAAGATGTGGGAGAAATGCAATGCAGATCAGCTTGATGACTCACATGAATTGTGGCTTGATGAACAATTACGCAAACAGTATATGGCTGTATAAGTATTCAATCTAACAAGCCGAAAGGTCACAGTCTTTAAACGGCCTATAGTCTATCCTGTAAGCTGACATTTAGTTCACTTGTGATGACAGATAGGTAGATATTGTTAGAGAGAAGCTGCTTACTAGTGCAATCATTTAGTCCTCCTATCCTATATGATTGATGGCCCACTAGTAAGTAGCATTAATTAATGGGGGATAATAGGGAGGGTTACCCCCCTTTTTATGGAGTATAATATGGACAAACTTTTAGAACAAAGACGACAAGGTTATCTTGCCTACTTCAAAGATGGAGTAGCTGATGGATTAATGTATGGCGAGAGAGATGAAACAAAAACGTTTTCAACTTATTACAAACAAGGTTATGATTATGGTTTGACTTTGTATGAACAGCAAAACAATCAGCCAAATGAAGTAATCTATAAAACATGGGAGCAAAGAAATGGAAGAAAGATTTGAAGATATATCACCAGAGCTAGATGAACTTGATCGTGCAGGTCATGTAAAGATACAGAGCTATTATGATTTTTATCAGGCAATGCTATTCTATCCTGAAAGAACTGATAAGCTACAACCTGCAGGTATGAATTCGACTGATAGAAATTATCGGTACTGATGACACCTGAACAAAGGTATCAGTACAATAAAATAATAGACACACTTATCAAGCAAAGAAAAGATCAAGGCCTTACTATAGAAAAGTTAGCTATGAATATAGGTACTGATACAAAAACTCTTGGTGATTGGGAGAGAAAAAATAAAGAGCCAAGACTATTTAACTTGTTGTGTTGGTGCGAGGCATTGCAAGTTTACTTAACTGCAACACTTAATGATGGAGAGTTCTAATGAAGTATGATTCAGATGCAATAGATGTATGTTGTGAAGAAATACTAGGACATACTAACTGGGCATATGCAGATAAATCTGACTATGAAAAAATAATGAGCAGACGCAATGGAGATCATCCCAATAGTGATAGGATACATTCTATTGTTGTCTTCTATAATGATGATGTTTCAGATGCCCAGTAAAAGCAAAATCAAAGGTAACTACCACGAGAATTGGTTTGTAAAACTATTCACTTCATGGAAGTTACCTGTAAAAAAAGTACCACTATCAGGTAGTCTTGGTGGTGAGCATACTGGTGACATCAAACTAGTAATCAATGGCAAAGAATATGTTGTTGAGATTAAGTATAGATCTGTTGATGGATTCCCTAATCCTTTCAAGGTGTTAGAGAATAGAGATCTTGCTATATACAAACGTAAGAATGGTGACCCTAAATGGGTAGCTATAATTCCTGATAAACTTTTTAAAGAGTTATTGAAATGAAATACTTAACTGAAGATTGGCAACCAAGCTCAACAATTAAACAACAACTACTGGAGGTAGATCACAATGAAGAAACTAAATACTTTAAATACTTCAATATCAGAAATCAAGTCAGACGAGAAGACTGGGATAATGAATATAAAAAATGGTGTGCAAGATCAAAGACTCGCAGACTTAGTTCTAACGCAGCAAAAAGAAATAACACCAAGCAGAGCAACAACACTAACAGTTTCTTTGCTAGAGTCCATGCTGAACTGCGTAATAAGTGAATCAGTTACAGCAGAATATGATTTCAAAAGATGGGTGCTACCACGTGGAAACATATTCAGTGGCACTATCGAAGAACAAAAAGAACAGCACAGAAAAACTATTGGCTTGATGAAGAAGCTAATGGTTTGTGCCGATCAATCAACTATTGAGAACTGGATCATGGAAGTCTTGGTTTGTACTACTGCACAAGCAAGACTAACAGAAGCAGACTTGGCTTTGAAGTGCAGGGTGTATGCTAACAAACTGTCGCATATTCCTGCTGACATACTCAAGGCTGCGTGTGATGAGGTATGTAGAACCAGTACATTCTTTCCATCACTAGCTGAGTTCATTAAATATACAGACAAATCTTACATAAGACGTGTGCAATTAGTAGATAATATACTCAGTAAAATAGAAACTTACTCAGATAAAAACGATCATAATAATTATTTAAGTGCTTGATTTATTTAGTAAAATAGATTAGGCTGATAGCAACTAACTTAAGAACGTGGAGGTCAATATGGAAGTTAGCACAATCAACCCTACCCAATCACCACACATTGAAGACTTTATTCGTGGCTCAGACATGATTGATATTATGAATGGGAACTGGAATAAGTTATGGAGAATCAAGAAAGGTTTGCAAGGCAGACCTGATTTGTCTTTCCAATTCAATGTGCAACTTGGATTAGCTACAGAAGATTTCAATATCAAATGGGCTGAAGATAATTATATGCTGAAGTTTAACAAGCAAGCCAAACGACAATTACAATATGGCTTAATTAAACTTACAGGTACACTTGATGGTTTCTCAGGTACTAACTCTGAAGATAAGATTGAATACATTGGTATCGAGTGCAAGCATACATACTCCTACAATACTATGGATAAGATGCTTGAATATTATATGCCACAACTACAATTCTATATATGGATTGCAAAACTCAACAAGATAATATTCTCTGTTATCTTTGGTAATCAATGGAAAGCAGTAGAGGTATACCCATCAGAAGAATACTTAGATGGTATGAAAGAACAAATCAAATTGTTTTGGGAACACATAGTTCACAATACAGAACCTGATGATTTGGATTACAACACACAAGATTTACGTAACAATGTAGTATCTATTGATGGTGTGCCTATTAACAAAATGACTGCACGAGATGCATCACAAAGCAATAGCTTTACAGAATACACACAACAATACTTGCAACATGAAGATGCTGCAAAAACATTTGAGGCTGCGAAGAAAGCCTTGAGAGAAGAGATCAGGCCTAATGAAAGGGAGGTATACAACGACCTGATATCAGTAAAGAGAGACAAACGTGGATCGGTACGTGTAACAAAGAAAGGGTAAGCCGATCACTACTTACCCTTTATTATCTATAACATCTGGAGGTCGACATGACAGACAATAAAACTAATATCAAGAAAGCAGACTCAAGTAAAGCATATAACCTAAAGACTGCTATGCTTGAGTTTCAAAAACTATCCATCAGTGCAAGCAAAGATGGTAAGAACCCACACTTTCATAGTAACTATGCTACTTTGGAAGCTGTAATAGAAGCAGTGAATCAAGGTAATCAGTTTGGTTTATTCTTTACCCAAGAAATAAAATTTCGAGATTTATATGACAGTAATGAAGATTTAAATCAAAGTACTTTATATCCGATTGTACGTACTACTGTACATCATGTAAATGATGACCATATATTTGTATCTGAATGTCCAATCTTACTGCAACCTGCTTCACTACAGAACCCACAAAAACTGGGAGCAGCCATAACCTACTTAAAGAGATACACTTTGCAGAGTGTGTACGGATTACCATCAGAAGATGACGATGGTAACTTGGCAAGCAAGCCTTCAATAAAAACTGGAAACAGTAAATCATCACAAGGAGAACATGACGATGGATTATGATAACACAGACAGAGGTAGCCTATTCAAACCACGAGCAGATGAAAGTCTGCTTGTGCAAGGCAAGATGGATAGCAATCGTAACGAATACAGAATTGTAATTATTAAGTCTTCATTGCCTGATGGCAAGATTGCAAGAGATGTATATCAAAAGGTTGGTACTATGTACGAGAACGAAAAGACAAACGAGAAAGCACCTGACTTCTCAGGGCCAGTACAATTCAATGGTCAGGAGAAACGAAGAATGGCTGCTTGGAAGACTGTATCAAAAGATGGCAGTACCAAGTTCTTGTCTTGTCGTGTTGGTGACTCAACACCACGTAGTGACGGATTCAGTAACAATCAAACAATCGATCATCACATAGATGATGATGTAGAAATACCATTTTAATAGGAGGTAAACATGATAGGCAAAGCTAGAAACACAGATCCAAGAACCTCACATGAGGCTGCACAAAGCATGGACACTAACAGACTAGAACGTATCGTACTAGATGCCATCAAAGCACATGGCAAGAATGGTGCTACACACGACGAGGTATGGGATTACCTGCACCAAAGCAAAGGTAATCCCCAATACCGAGAGGGTAGCATCACACCAAGATACAAACAACTAGAAATGAAAGGACACATCTTCACAAATGGCACTACTAGAAAAGGTAGGGCAGGTCGTGGGCAACTAGTTAGGTATTTAATTGACTACAAAATAAATGCACAAGATATTCACGATGCTGTTTTGTTAGAGCAAGAAGAAAAAGATTACCAAGATGGCATGGCAAATCTACATGAAGATGCTGCTTGGTACAGACACGAGCAACATTTAGAAAATATGAAGAAAAACTCTTGATTTAAGAGCCATACAGTGGGGGTAAAGCACCCCTGCTGTATGATTGTAAGCAAACAATGCCTTTATGTCTGTATGTCTTTCATACGTTGAACAAGACGCATTGCCCTATTTGGCACTTGAGTTGCCCATTTAGATGCAGTCATTTCGTATGCAGCCTCAAACCAATCACGTTTATCGACTGCTTCTTTCATCTTTTTAAACTTAGATAGTCTTGGTCTACCCATATTAAACATCATGTTGGCTATAATATGTTGTGCATCTACAGGTAGTACATCAAAGTCTTCATAAAGTTTTTTACATTCTTGTATTGTTACGTGTATATCTTGAGTAAGACAGTTGTTAACTCTTTCTTCTGATACAGGAGTACCTACAGGCTTTCCATATTCCTCATCCCATTCTGTAATAAGATGCCCTACTCCCATAGTAGGTAGTCCTAAATGGTCAAGATAGATTTCGTGCTTGATGCCCTCGTCTATAACGATTTCTTTTTTAAATTCCTCCATATTCATTTCGTCAATCCCTTTTGTTTTTCATATGTTCTAAGTGAACCTAAACCTAACATACCCATCAACACTGTCATCAATGAACCCATGTCAAATGTAGGTAACTCAGGTATAGCAACTCCGATATATGCACACAAGAATATAGTTACTGGTGCTAGTACAAAATGCCAACACAAAGCTATGCCACAAGTCCAACCTATGAATGGTCTCCAACCTGCAACAAAGATAGACTTGTGCTGTGCCTCTGCTTTGTTGATCTCAAGCTGACCCTTAGCTAGTTCTTGTGCATGATTCTCAGCCATTGTTGCCACCTCATGTGCCAACTTATTCTTCATGTCTTTATCTTCAATAAACTTGCCAAGTAAATTACTTACTGGCCCAATCAATGCTGTTAACATTACTTGTCTCCCTTATGTTCGTGACCCATCCATATACCAAACACACCTGTCATTACACCCATGACTACAGATACAAATGCTGACTGTGCTCCAGTAGGTGCATCTAAATCCATAAACCATTCAGCACATCTCCATGACATGACTGTACTAGCAAGCATCATACATCTAGGTAGTATCTTCCATTTAAGAAACTGTTCAACTGTAACCATTAGTACACCTTTACTTTATTTGTATCCACAAAAGGCACGAGTTTACATATGCACTCATATGTTTGTGGCTCATTGCCTTTCATAAATGTTTGGTTATCTAATATGTTCTTGTAATGTATACACACGTTCACACTTTGAAAGTATATACCACCATTAACAATACCATTTAATGTGCAAGCAAGTAAAAAGGCTGTCATATTAAACCTTTCTTTCTAGCTATGATAGCCAAGACAGTAACCACACCTGCCAATAAAGCAGAAACTAATATAGCCAATACAATTTTAAGAGCTATGTCTTTAATCTTTTCTCTTTGTTGTTCAGCTTTTATCCTAGCTTCTTTCCTAGCTTTGCGTGCATCAGCACAATAGGATATGTAATCATTGTAAAGATTGGCTCTGCCATATAGCTGCATGAACTCTCTGAGTTGTTCGTTCTTAACTCGTATCTCTTCAAGAGCCATAAACTCTTCTAGGTCATTGTCTTCTTTGCCTAGAAAGTTAGTCCAAATACTATTCTTTTTTTTATCTAAATCTTTTTTAAGTTGTTCCTCAGCACCTACGAATTTTGCAATGGCTGCTCCTGCTGAAGAAAGTTCACGACCATTTTCGATTGTCTGCTTGATAACTGCAAAAGCACTATTTGCCACCATTAGCATTTCAAGCATATTGTCACCTACTTAAAACTTTGTCTAATTTATCTTCTAATCTATGTAATGCTTCCATAATACGATTTGATGTATCTCTTAAATCTTCTTTAGAAGCATATTCTTCTCTAGTTCTGTTTAACAGTATTTGTAGTCTGTTGACTTCTGCATATAAATTTTTAAATGCCCAAGCATATGGCACTATAACTAATGTTAAAATTATATTCCAAATTATAGCTCCATCAACTGCCATTTATATCTCGTCTGGAAAATTGTAGATTGGTGCTTTTCCTGTAGGCTGTGGAGGGTCTTGGTCATCCATAGGCACTACAAACAATGCCTTAAAAGCATCTAGTGTAGTACAAGCATTAATCGCTGTTTCTATTGTGCCACTAGCAGTTCTAACTGCATCTCTATAAGTTGTTATGTCAGCAGGAATAGCTACAGATTTCTCTGCATTTCTAACTACATACCAATCAGAAGCAGTTAATAAACCATTAGCAGTTGATTTAGTTCTTTCTATCCAAATAGTCTTTAGACCTTTAGTAACGACTTGATTGCCATCTTGGTCTAGTATTGGATTGTTGTTTTCGTCAACCTCATTGATATCTGTTAGGCTTCTTTCAACATCTCTTGCCCAATAAAATCGTTCATCATAGCTAGTATCTACGTCATCTTGCCACGTTACACCCCAATGCTCTTTATCCTCTTCTGACCAAGCTGTTGCCCAATTATAAGGGTGTTTATATCCATTATCATCAGTCCAACTCTTGCCAACTTTTAGAGTTCTTCCATTGTATAACCAAGCCATTATATTCTCCTATCTTGCATTAGCATATTTAAAAGGGTTCTCAGCAAAAGCCATATAAATGTATGTGCCACCACTAGTATTCATACCTGTACCACCATTACGAATTTTCATGCCATTTGATACAAAATCAGTATATCTACTACTTCCAGTATCTTCGGCTGATGGGTCATCTGGATAAAGCCAACCTAAATCTGGATTTATATTACCTCTTTTATTGTCCATCATAATCCAATTATTTGTTGTATTTGTTTGTTTTATAATAATAAAAGCAGGTCT